GCTGAAATTCTTAACGGTGACGGTTCTTCGCCAAACCTTGACGGTTTATTTACCGACGGGGCGGCGTTTGTAACATCGTCTTCAGCGAATTTTTACCAAAGTGTTGAATCAGCAAACGAATTTGACGTGTTAATTGCAGCATTAGACCAATTGGCGGAATCAAATTACCAAGCTGATACAATTCTTTTAAACCCGCTTGATTTCCACAAAATTATTTTGTTAAAATCAACTGCGAACGAATACTTGAAAAATCAAATTATTCAAGGTGTTCAACCCGCAATTATGGGTGTGCCAATTACAATTAACACGGCGGTAACTGCCGGTAAATTCCTTGTTGGAAACTTGGCACAAGCGACACAACTTTGGATTCGTGACGGTCTTGGAATCGAATTTTCACGCGAAGATTCAACCAACTTCCGTGACGGTTTCGTTACTGTACGCGCACAAGAACGCGTTGCACTTACTAACTACCAACCGAACGCAATCGTTCAAGGTACGTTTAGCACCGCGAAAACAGCACTTGAAACTGCATAATTATAGTTTCATTTTGATGTTCAAAAGGGGGGCCTATTGGTTACCCCTTTTTTTATTTTTAAATATTTTTTATATAATATTTGTTGTATATATATAATTTTATATATATTTGAACATCTTAAAACTTAAAACTTAAAACAATGAACAAAAAAGACGTATTGATTTTTATCAAAGACCAATTAATTCTTATTGTAACAGAATTGGAAGAACTAAGGGTTCGCGAAAGACAAGAAGAAGATTCAAAAAAAAGTCACCAGTTATTTTTAAAAATTCGCGAAAGAAAACAACAATTAAAATTTTGGGAAACAGAATTTGATTTTGAAACAAAAAACTTATGACAACAATCACAGTACACCGCGCCGAAATGAATTTTGAAGACGGTATTTCGGGCGGTCAAAATATCGAAGAAGTTTTGATATTTAAAGAAAACGGCAAAGTTTACCTTGGTATGTGGTTGGATATGTTACAAACTGAAATCGAATACCAAGGAATGGAAAACGATATTATTACAATCGAAGAACCATTTGCGACTTTTGTCGTTAACCATACCGAAGACCTTCTTCACGAACTTTTCATTAATTCACAAACCTTAATAAAAATATCACAGTTATGAAAAATCATTATATAGTAAAACGAATTTCAAAAGAACAAAACCGAAAAAATATAGTTAGGTTTTTTAAAGAAATGGCCGCCTTTGCTTTGGCTTTAATTGTGGCCACTATTATTTCAATTTTAAGTTACACCTAATGAATAACAAAGAAGCAATGGCCAATTACGCAAGAATTTTTTTAATGGCCGTATTTACCGCTTGGGCGTTTCGTCTTGCAATTGTTTTTAACGCCCAAATAGACGCAATATTTATGCTATTATTTACACTTTTAATTTATGCATCAAGAAACCGATAAGACAAAACCAAAGGACACTTTTAAAGATTCAATGCAAAAAATCGATAAAAGTATAAAAAATATTGTATATTGGACTAACTACTTGAAGCAAGTAAGTAGGAAATAGCTTTATTTCATTTGAGTAATTTTTGTTTAGTTGAAACGCCAAGAATAAACCACTTGGCGTTTTTTTTATAACTTTATGAAAATCAAATTGAATTGGACAACAATACCCGGGGTTGTGTTGCCGAATACCTTTTTGCGGTCGAATGTATGCGAAACGGTTACGAAGTATCTTTTCCTTTAATTGATTCTTCCGTTTACGATTGCATTGTTGACACCGGGGAAAAACTTATTAAGGTCCAAATAAAATCCACAATTAAAACACCGGACAAACACCATACGACGGTACATTGTCGGTTGCACAATGCCAAAAGTGATTACACAAAACAAAGGGTTGATTACTTCGCCGTTTGGGTTGAATATTACGGCGGGTTTTTTGTGTTTAAAAATATTGGCGGGATGCAATCAGTTCGTTTGTCACCTAAAGGCAAACATTCAAAAAGTTTTAATAACTTTGCATTCAGATAATCCTAACGGTTTATTTTCATTGTTTAAGTTCGAAAAAGGCGCTTGTAATTCATTACGGCGCTTTTTTTTATCTTTGTTACAAATATAATCCTATGAAAATTTTAATTAAAAAGGACGTTATCAGCCAAGGCGGTTGGCGTAAAGAAGGTGAAATTCACGACCTTGACGACAAATTGGCGCGTCACTACATTGCTAAAGGCATAGGCGTTGAACACACCGAAGCGGAAAAGAAAGAAGAAAAAGCGGTTAAAGAAACCAAACAAGCAAAAGCGCCAAGGAAAAGAACAACCAAAAAAGCTAAATAATGGCATATTTTGAAAACCTTTATTACAGCGACCCGCCGAATGATTTTCACGTCCAAGTAAAAATTAATTCTACGACTGGAAGCGAAATCGTAACGGCCACCGATGTAAAAGATTTTGCGCGTATTGATACAACCGACGACGACACGATTATTGGGCGAATGATTACACAAGCCCGTATTTGGTGTGAAAACTATATTGGCAAAGATATTGTGGCGAAAAATAGAACGTATTACACGCCGTTTGTGGACGTTCGTATTAACTTACCATTTGCGCCGGTTGCTTCGATTTCCACGGTTACCGTTGACGGTTCAACGGCGACTTATACGGCCCGGGGCCTTGACAATGAAATTATTGAACTGGATTCTTTACCGTCCAAAGAAGTAAAAATTACTTATGTAACGGCCGGATTGGATGACAGTTTATTGAAACAAGCAATTTTACAATTGACGTCAACCTATTACGACAACCGCGCCGACTTTTCAGTTATGCAAGGGGTAAACTTTGTTGAAGTGCCTTCGAATGTAAAAGCAATATTGTCGTCTTATAAAAATATGTTTATTTAATGGATTCCGGGCAACTAAATAAACGAATCACAGTCAAACAACTTACAAAGGTAAGCGACGGTTTCGGCGGGACCACTTCAACCAAATCAACCTTGGCCACAATTTGGGGTAAGGTTGTTGAAAAAAAGGGCGACATTGAAGTTGAAGGTTTTAAGCGCGAACGCAAATTGGAAGTTAAAATTATAGTTCGAAAAAAGACAGCCGACGAACACCTTTCAATTGACCGTATTTTGACAATTGCGGGTAAGTCGGGCGAATATCGTGTTGCCGGAATATTTGAAACACAATTGGACCAATTTACACAAATCGAAGCGGTAAAAATTGACTAAATGGCAAAGGCGTATTTAAATAAAAATGATTTGTTGCGACTGCAAAAGAAGATGAATCAGTTGCGCAATTTAGACCGCCAAGGCCTTTCAAACGAACTTGGGGCGTTTGCACTTAAAACCGTGGCCGAAATGAAAATGGAAGTCCCGAAGCAAACACACGATTTACAAAGAAGTATTTCGGCGACCGCCCAAAATAAAAAAGTAGTGTTTGAAGCCGGTATGCATTATGCGCCGTATGTTGAATTTGGAACTGGGCGGTTTGTCGATTTACAACATTTGCAAAAATTAGGCATACCCAAAAATTACGCAATGCAATTTAAGGGGCGGGGCATACGTCAAGTAAATTTACCGGCCCGGCCTTTTTTCTTTACAAGCATACGCCACCAAATGAAAAGGCTATTAAAAAGCATTGACAAAAAAATTAAAAAACTAACATAATGCGCGAAGCGTTTCACCACATACGAAAAAAATTCATTGACGCCTTGGACGGTAACGTTACCGTAAACAGCGCAAACGTACCGATATACAACCGCGTACCTTCAACACAATCAACGCCCTTTATTCGTGTTTATAGTCATTTAATGGAAGAAATTGACCAAAACCGTTCTTCGTTTAATACTGAATTAATAACTAAAATTGAATGTATTACGTCGTTTGAAGGTGACGACGGCGGCGAATACGAATTGAATCAAATAGTTGACCAAGTTCTTGAAATCGTTCGTACACGTTCCAACGTCGATTTGTCCGCTGAAAACTTTAATGTTTACACCACGACAATTGACCGCGTTAGGTATCTTGAAGATTACGAAGAATTTACGACGTATTTTAGGGCAATAATAGAAGTTTCAAACCGCATTCAAAAAGTATAAAACCAAACCAAAATGAATATATTCGACCCAAAGCACAACGGCAAAGCCAAAGAAATTCGTCACTATTTAGGAAGCCTTTTTATCTTTTTGGTAATTATGGGCATTATGATAACGCTTATTCAATTCCCGGTATTGGACACCAATAAGGAGGTTGTAATGATGATGATTGGGACAATTTCGGCTTCCATTGGCATTGTGGTTTCTACAATTACCGGAAGCAAACCCGACGACGTTCAAGCAATGAAGCAATCACTTGAAAAGAAAGACCACCAAATTGAATTATTGGTGAAGGCGAAAGACGACCTTGAAGCAATGGTTATTGGTTTGCAAAAACAAATGTTGGACAATCAAGATATGGTTTTGGACCGTGTAATTTTAAAAGCGGCTATGGACTTCGACGACAAACACCACCCACCAAAAAAATAATATGCCAAACATATATGAAAGACCTTGAATATTTACAAAAAACCAAATAATATGAAATATTTAAACATTGTAAAAAATTGGATAATCACCAAATGGAATGGAACGACTTGGGACCTTTTTGTTTTGGGCGTTGTCGCC